TAAAAAGATTAAATAATATAATAAAAAAATATATAATAAATGGCATCAACAGATAGAATTTTTGTTAGTCCAGGTGTTTTTACATCAGAAAAGGACTTAACATTCGTAACGAGACAAGTGGGGGTCACATCATTGGGGTTGTTAGGGGAAACACCTAAAGGTCCAGCGTTTGAACCTGTTTTTATCTCAAATTATGATGAATTTACAAGTTACTTTGGTCCATTAAACCCTGAAAAGTTTAAAGGAAATGGTTATCATAAATATGAGTTAAATTACATCGCAAAATCATTTTTAACACAAACTAATCAACTATATGTTAGTAGGGTTTTAGGAATATCAGGATATAAAGCAGGAAATGCTTGGAGTATAACTTTAGATTCCGCTGAAGATCCCACAACGGTTGCTAGTACAGCTACTGGATCAACAGGGGTATTAACATATTCTGCAACAACTGCAGGATCACCAATAACTATGACATTTGGTGATGCTAATCTACAAGCATTATATGATGCAGATGAGATATCTTCAACATTTTCAGCAATAGGGTTAGCAGAAACGGGAGATACATTCTCAATAACATCACCGAAATATATTAAAACTGGGTGTGATTTTTCTGGTGCTACCTTTGATATGGTTGTTACCGAAGCAGGAAGTGGTGGAACTGGTTTTGTAACAGGTGTTACATCAGGAACAGTTGTCACATTTACTGCAAGTTGTTTAACAGATATAGATGGTAGTGTAATAGCAACTCTAAGGTCTAGAGCGGGTTATGGTAGCGATCAAATATTAGATTTTGAGGTTTCTGGATCTACAGATACAGAAATGACAGATACAACTAGTATTACATCTGACCCATTTGCAACATTTAGTATTACAGGTACAGCTAGTGATAGTGATACATTTAGTTATTCAGTATCTATGGATAAAACTAAGAAAAATTATTTACCAGGTGTTTTTGGTAGTGGGTCACAAGATAAAGAAACAGAATTATTTGTAGAGGAAATATATACCAACGCATTAGAAGATTTATATGATGATGGTAAGGTTAGAGGTTTAGATATTTCATTTAATAGAATAGGGGAAGCATCAATTAATAACTTAGATGATTATCAAGAACAATGGAAATCAGCATCTTCTCCTTATGTATTATCAGAATTACGTGGTAATAAACTACAAAGATTATTTAGATTTGTGACAATATCTGATGGAAATGCAGCCAATGAGGATGTTAAATTTTCAATTATTAATATTAAACCAGATGATAGAACATTTGATTTAGCAATAAGGAAATTTAATGATAAAGATGCTAATATGTCCATTGTAGAGAAATTTTCTAAAATAAGTATGGATCCTACCAATACAGGGTTTATTGGTAGAAAAATAGGTACTACTGATGGTGAGTATCCATTAAGGAGTAAATATGTAATGGTAGATATGGCAGATAACTATCCTATTAATGGTTTTCCTGGAGGATTTGAAGGTGTATTAAATAGAGAATATATTGGTAGTCGAACATCTTTACCACCTCAGATAGAATATAAAACTGAATATGGACAACTTAATGCTTCAAAATTAAGAAAAACTTATTTAGGTTTAAATACACAGATAGGTGTAGATCAGGATTTCTTTGATTATAAAGGTATAAATAATGTTAATAGTGGTGTATGGACTGGTAGAACAGATGGATTTCATATGGATGTAAATGCGTTAGGATCTGAAATATCAGATGGTACTAATAGTTACTTCCCAATATTACAAGTAGGTATATCGGCATTTACAACAGATGCTAGTTTAGTAGGTGGTCCATATGAAAAATTATCCGCAAGGAAATTTACTTATACCTCTTTTGGTGGTTATGATGGTTGGGATGTTTATAGAACAGAGAGGACAAACCAAGATACCTACACTAAAACTGGTAGTAAGGGAGCAGCTGGGTTATTAGCGGAAACATTTACCACATATACAACAAGTGAAGGAGATGATGGTATAACTTCTGATTATTATACATTCTTAGAAGGTTTATACACTTATAATAATCCTGAAGCTGTAAATATTAATGTATTTGCAAGTCCTGGGTTAGATTTGAGTGATCAACCAGGATTAATTGATAGTGCAGTTGATATAATTGAAACAGATAGAGCTGATTCATTATATATTGTAACAACACCAGATGTGGATGATGATGGTATTGCAATAACGCCAGATGATGCGGTTAGTATTATAGAAGATTCTGGTATTGATAGCAACTATTCCGCCACTTATTGGCCATGGTTACAGATGAATGATACTGAAAATAATCAATATGTATGGTTACCACCTACATTGGAGGTAGTTAGAAATATTGCATTAACAGATAATGTTGCGTTTCCTTGGTTTGCAGCTGCAGGTTTAAATAGAGGTACAACAAACGCAATTAAATCGAGAGTTAAACTTACTTTAGATCAAAGGGATACATTATATGAAGGTAGAATCAATCCAATGGCAACATTCTCAGATGTGGGTGTGGTTATATGGGGAAATAAAACATTGCAAGATAAAGAAACAGCACTTAATAGAATTAATGTTAGAAGGTTGTTATTACAAGCAAGAAAGCTTATTTCCGCAGTTTCTATCAGATTATTATTCGAACAAAATGATGATGTAGTTAGAAATCAATTTTTAAGTTTGGTTAATCCAATTTTGGATAATATCAGAAAAGAAAGAGGTTTAATTGATTTTAGAGTTGTATTGGATGATACCCCTGAATCTATTGATAGGAATGAGTTAAATGGTAGAATATTCATTAAACCAACCAGAACACTAGAGTATATCAGTATAGAGTTTAATATTACTAATACTGGTGCCAGTTTTGATGATATTTAAAAAATAACTATATTTATAAATGGGTGGGATTAACTCCCACCCATATCATCATGAAATTAAAGTTAACAGAATATCAAAATAATATGTTGTTGGAGTTTCAAAAGAGAGCGTACTCTTTTGATTGGGATGATAACATATTATTTATGCCCACTAAAGTTTTTTTAGATAAACGAGTTGCTTCAGGTTGGGTTCCTATAGCAGTATCTACAGATGAATTTGCAGGAATAAGAAAAGATATCGGTAACCAATATAGATACCGAAATGATAGTAAGGTTGAAGCTTTTAAAAATTTTAATAATTATAATTCATTTATTAGTGATACAAAGGAAGCATTAAGAAAAAAATCATTTGGACCTAGTTTTTATAAGTTTATAGAAGCTTTAACTACTGCTAGTGATTTCTCCATTATAACAGCTAGGGGTAACCCGCCACGTTCAATTAAAGATGCAATAAAGTTAATAATATACACCATACTTAGTTATGATGAAATAAAAAAGATGGAAGAACATTTGAAAGGGACAACAGTTGCTCAATATTTAAATTTACAAGATTATTATCCAGTATCATCAGATTACTTTTTAAAACAATTTGATATAGATTCTTCAGCAGATAATCCAGAGGTTGCAAAAACAGTTGCATTAAAGAATTTTGTTAGTAGGATAGTTAGTTTGGTGGGTAAAATAAAAGATAATTCAAAATATACAGGAATAAGTATTGGTTATAGTGATGATGATTTGGGAAATATCGAAAGCGCTGAGAAGTTTATTGAAGAAACATTAAAGGATTTATATCCAGATGTTACATTTTTGGTATATGATACATCAGACCCAAAAAATACAAGGAAAAAAAGAATTGTTATTAAAAAGTAATTTTTTTATAAGAATACACTATATTACCACAATCATATATACGATAGATTTTTCTATCATTCATAATTTCCCTCTCAGTTTTATTTTCATCAAACCCACGTTTAATCAATAAATTTTTACGATATTTAAATCTATGTTCCCTTTCATTATTAATAACATAAAAATAGTTTGGGGTTGAATTGTGTGTTTTATTAAACCCTAATTGTTGATACAATTTACCTTGTGACCACCTTCTATCCGCATAACTTATAATATCATTTGGGTTATGTGTTTTAATAAAGTGTTTAAATAATTTACTAGCCCCACCAACTACTGAATGATTAATTTTATTACAGAATCTCAATAACTCCCATTCATTTTTAACGCCATTCATAACAATCCTGCCGTTACCAAATGTCATTATAGATACCAATTCATCATTATAGTATAAACCTAAATTAATTTTACTACCTACCTTACCTTGAATATGGTTATCAGCTAAGAACTTTGTTTTATCTTTAGTATTAACTTCTTTTATAATACATTTTCTACCATATATTTTTTTATCAGTTAACTTAAATAGGTTTTTTAATCTACTTTTAACAATATCCTTATTGTTAACCCATTCATCTTCAAAAATATGTATTAGTTGTACTCCATTGGATTCACATATATTAGTTTTATTTATATGATAATCTTTATCCACATATTTTTCACAATGCCAATGTAAACCATTAAATTCTATACCAATATTAAAATCTGGTAAAAATATATCAATTTCTTTACCATTAAGAATATTTCTATCTCCCTCAATAATGTTTAATTCTAAAGATTTTAAAAAATCTATTATTTCTTTTTCTTTTATTGATTTTAATTCACTTACAGGGTTACATAATGTACATGGGTTTATCTTATTTTTAAAACGATAAAATAATAAACTTCTATCTATATCATATTCGCAGTTACATTTATTACATTTTATCTTAACGTAATCACCAGAATCATTAATCACATTTAACTCTTTGTATTTTTTATTAAAACTGATTAATTTTGAATTTTGATTATTTTTACGAGAGTTATGTAATAATAGTGTATTGGTTACGCCGTACCTACTAAGATTAGTTTTTTTTCTTTTTTCAATAACACTATTTAATTTGTTTGGGTTGATTACCCCTAACTTTTCTTTGGTTTTGAGTTGAATATACTCACTATCTTTAAATATGTTTGTTACACCATATTTTTTAAGATTAGTATTACTCATTTTTTTCTTAATATCTTTTTCTTTTTCTTTCCACTTAAGTTTTGATTTTAATATGTGCTCATCATGTTTATTTGTACATGATACTGAACAATAACTACCATACCCCTCTCTTAAACTTTTTTTAAACGTTAATTCTTTATTACAATTTTTACATGTTGGGATACCATTTAATTTATTTATAAAAATATATATTTTTTCTTTAAATTGTGTGGTATTATCTATATTTAATTTATTACAATAAAAATTGATTGTATTAAATATTTCAGTATAATTTTTTTTTATATATGATTGTCTGGACTTTAATCCGGATTTATTATTTTCTAAAAAAAATTTTTTATAATCCACTTTTTTTGATTTTTAGATATTTATTAATAAAGGTAATGAAAAATAATATCTTATACAATAATATATATATAAAAAATTAAAAAATGGCAGATTTATTAATGAGAATGCCGGTTCCTTACGAACCATTAAGGAAAAATAGATTCATCTTCAGATTTCCTGATGACTTGGGGATTCAAGAGTGGTGGGTTGGAACAGGTGCACGACCAAAATATACAAGTGATGAAATTGCAATACCATTTCTTAATACAGAAACTTATGTAATAGGTAGGTTTAGGTGGGAAACAATTAGCGTCACATTTAGAGACCCAATTGGTCCTTCAGCAACACAAGCTTTAATGGAGTGGATTAGATTACATTCTGAATCAGTTACGGGTCGACAAGGATACGCCGCAGGATACAAAAAAGATGTAGAGTTGGAAATGTTAGACCCTACTGGTGTAGTTGTTCAAAAATG